CTATACCGAAAGCCATTACTAAGTCATCATTATACCCTCCTTGAGCTTCTGCTCTACCATTCTTCCATATAAACACTTTCATCTCTTCGACTAGCCTCTTAGACTGTATAATAACTGCTTTTTCGTTAACATATTCTTGGAATTTACCAATAACTAACGGTCTAGTACGTGCATTCATTGAGAATCCTGCAACCATATTTGAGTTATAATCGTATTGATCGAAGTAAGACTCGGCGGTCATATTGCCTCCTTTAGGAGAATAGTATAAATTATCGTAACCTCTATCAATAACAGTCTGAATTGTCGACCATCCAATAGATGCATTTTCAATTATTAGTAATGCTTGGTTATATTCTGATGCTATACCTACTAATAAGTGTCCAAATTCTTTAGTTCCTAACTGTCCTCTATATTCTGCAACCTGGGAATTGTTCTCGATATCCATAACATGGAAGGTTGAGTAGTCTTTTCCATCACCTCTTGCTACGTCTGCTACTACCATGTAGCTTCTTGAGTAGTCTACAGGTTCCCATACCCACAAATTCATATCAACCCCGCGCCTTTCTACCGGTTCTTTGATGTAAGTCTGTTGGTAGAACTCTATATACTCTCCGTAAAAGACAGTATCACCGGAAGTTGCAAAGTCACAATCACATTCCTGTGCTGCAAGGCGTGGATCTCCTAGTAAATTATCTTGAGCATCCCTCCAAACTTGATCTCTCTCCGGGTGAACGTACCAAGGTAACTTAATTGGTAAGAATTCATTCTCTTTTGCTTCAGCTCGAACCCAGGCTTGGTGAAACCAATTACCGGTACCGTAGGGAGTTGATAGTACAATCGCACCGCCACCCGTTGCTAAGGTCTGTTGAGCTGATGCCCATGTCTCTCCGATGTTATCAATGAAGGCCGCCTCGTCAATTAACAGTAGTGATACAGCTTCTGAACGTGCAGCGTCTGAATTTGATGATTTAGCTGTAATTTTAGACCCGTTTGAGAGTCTTAAACTTAATTTATTCTTCTCTTCTGCATCAATTCTTAACCAAGAAGGTAGATTTTCGTACATAAACTGTACTTTTGACACTAGGTTACGTGCAGTTGCTTGTGTAGTTGCTAAGGTTAAAACGTTCTTATCTTTGTGAAAAAGCATTAACCATAGTGCATATCCTGCACCTAAAGTGGAAATACCTAGCTGTCTTGACTTTAAAATGATAGAATAAGGGTTTTCTTGAAAATGTTTTAATACTGTTTCTTGAAAAGGATATAAATGAAATAAAATTCTACCTCTTAATGGGTGCTGAATGTAACAGTATTTTTTCATAAAGTGTATAGGATCAACCACACACCTGACGTATTCCTGTCTTATGATTTGTTTTAAGTCTTGACTCATATCCCTATTAGTAGACCGGAGATTATCGAAACAATACTGACGATGTAGGCTATTTTTTTAGCTGCATTTAAACGTTTATTTTCTTTTTTATACGTTTCAATAATAGAGTCTTTTTCCTTAATAACCTGCTTATAGTTTACTTCGTTTGCTTTATATTCAGCAATAGAACTATCCCTATGAAGAATAATAGTATCTTTTGCAAAGATAATTTCTTTCATTGTTGTGATAGAATCACGGGCAAAACCTAATTGCTTCCCGCAGTAAACTCTTTCCTCTTTTACAATAATTGCTTTTCTTAAAGCATTACAAGGTACACAGCAAGTATCACTTGAAACTTTCTGAGAATAGAGCGGCGACATCGCTATTAGACATAGCACTAATACGCTTAAGATCTTTTTCATGTTGTTTATGTTCTTTAGCAGCTTCGGCTGCGGTTTTACTTAGTTTATTTTCAAGTTTTAAAACTTTAGCTTTTTGTACGTCTACTAAAGAATCTAACTGCTTTATTTTTTGATTGTGTAATTCAATTTCGTTATTTAACGAATCAATCCTTTTTTCAAAAATAGAGGTGTCAGGTAGTTTTTGTTGAGGCTTAATAAAGCGTGTGTAAGCAATGCCTCCTGCAAATAGTAGGACGATAATCCAAATTGTGATTTGTTTCATGACTTATGTATTTTTAACTTCAGTGTTCCGGTGCCTTTTATTACCCGATGCCACTCATGTCTCTTTATAAATATAGACTCATTTAAGGAAGTAGGCAAGCTGTTATCTAGCTGTAACTTCCAATCTGTTTCTCCAAGTATCTCAACGGTTCTATCTTCATCATCTCGATGCCATAGTAATTCTATAGGGTCTATGTTTTCGTTAAACTCACGAACGGTATACTCGTCAGTAACTTCTAGGTCTCTGTAAGGTTTCTCCATGTTACAACTTCGTCTAATTGTTCTTTAGTCCAATAACTATAATAATCAGTAAATTTAAGACTATTTGACTTAAAAAGCAAGTCAGCTAGGTCCTGAACTATCCAAATATAACAATCTGGAAAAGTTGCTGTTACTCCGTTAATTACAAAAGGATTTCTAGGATCGCTATCTAAAACTACTTTATTGTTATGTTTAAAGTTACGATTAAGCATTTTAGTTTTAGCTTCTAATGTTTCTACTTCGTAGAGTTCATAATTAGTTAAGTAGAAAATACAAACTTTATAAACTTGAACGTTTGCATTACCAATTTGAAATGCAATATCATCAAGGTTTGTTTCTTCTATAGTATATTCTTGGTTTGCCACTGCTGCTTTAGCAAATGGACAGATCGGCATATTACTTAATTCCGGTCTTGGGATAATTAAATGGTTAAACCATTCTTTAAGCTTGCTTATCATTCTTTTCGTCTGTTATTGGTCCACCAACAACCCAAGCATCACAAGTTCTAGCAGCAGCACATTTGAACTTTAAGAACCTACAGTAACCTAAATTACCGGCTTCAATAACATCGAAAGGATCTTCGGAACCTTCATCATCACCTATTCCTTTTGCGATACAATCTAAAGTCTTTTTAGTTATGTCGAATGCTGCACAATTGCCGCAAAGTGATTTCTTAGCTTCTTCTGCAGAATCAAGCTTCCACATATCCACTTTAGCCTGCCAAAACTTTTCGTTAGGTTCATTAGGATTTAATGGACCGTATCCATATTCATTAATTGCCTTCTGTCTATTTTGAAGGTTGAGTTCAATGTTTTGAGTAGGTGCAGGACATTTTGCTACCTCTGCTTCACTTAATATGTCTAGTAGGTTAATCATGATTTATTTCTAATTAATAACTCACCTAAAACTTCTAAACGTCCCATTTCTCTTTGAAACTCAATTTGAGTCATACTTGAAGAGATTTTTTTATGTGTTTCGTCAAACTCTTTTTTAGCTGCTTCCATATCTAATTTACCTACAGCTGCTTTTGTGTAGTATGGTAGTTTAACTTTAAAGTGATGCCAAGTTAAAAGAGATAACCCTCCTTTTTCATGAGCAGAGTTAGAAATTTTAGCAGCACCTTTTCCTCTAGTTTCTGCAAATTCTTGAAAAGATTCTTTAACTTCTTTTAATATGTCTAGCAAGTTCATTTTTTTTTCTTTTTCTTTTTTCTCCAACTTCCGCCTCTTTTTTTATACCATTTAGAGGCCCATAAGTTAGCGTAAGCTGATGGATATGTATCAAATTTTGCTCTAGCAGCTGCTGTAGCTCTAGACCATAACTCCTTGTTTACTGGTGTATAATCTGATTCTAAGATTTGTAGTATTTCTGTAACTCTTGCTTTTTTAGTATTTGCAACAACTTGTGCAGATGTTTTTTTCTTTTTCTGTGCAGTTGCTGCTCTTTCAGATTTAGATAGTGATTGTGCTTTGGCTTGAGGTAGACATCGATCAGGTCTTTGTTTATTTTTTGAAGTTCCACAAGCACCTGCAATATCACCGTCTGAATCTATACGTACCCACTTCTCTTTAACCCAATCTCTTAGGCTCCGTTCTTCTAAAACTTTACGGATAAGTAGGCGTAAATTTTCCATACTACCAAAATCCTGAGTAAGATCCTTTTAATCCTAGTAAAGAAGCATATCTTGGTAATCTACATGCCCAGTAACCTGGTTTTGTTTTATCTTTCTTTTCAGCACAGTTATGTCTTTTTGCAAAGTTTGTTCTAGCTGCAGAATCGTTTATTTTTGCTGTTAATCCTGTTGTACCTCCGAAAGAAACTTTCTTTACTTTCTTAGTTTTAGGATTCATTACATAAACGTAGAATTTTTTAGATCCACCTCTCTTAGGTTTTCCTAAAGCTACTTCTTTACCTTGGTACTTAGCTTCTAAAAGAAGTTCTTCATCTAACATTGGTAAGTCTAAAGGAACTCTATCTCCTTCAAACATTCCGTATTCTCCTAAATGAGTTTCTAATAAAATATGCTCGTCTTCTTCTCCAACATTTAAAATATCTCTTGAGTATAATGTTCTTACTTCTTTCCATAAATTAATGAAAGCAGTTGAACCGTATCTAAAAGTATTTTCTGTTATTGGTTTTCCGTTCTTGATATGATATAAGAGGTTCTCTGAGATTGGTTGCTCAAACAAAACACCTTCAGTTAATAAAGGAGCTTTAGTTTCGCAAGTATTACATCCACAGCTACACATATCTATAAATATTACTTGTTGTATGTTAATCTAGGGAATTTATCGGAGAACGATAGTATCTTAATTGCGCCTGAGGCGCGGTTAGTCATATAATCTTCTTCAGATTCAATTAAAATATAATTATCTGTCTTAGTATTCAGCATTAACACGTTTTTACCTTTTAAGTAACTTATTGCTAGTTGATCTGTTAAGTATGTTAGTAATGAAGAAGGTTGTTCTAAGTCCGAGTCTTTTATTGCTTTAACATGACTGTGACCGCCGTAAAATGTTTTTATCGTCTTATTAATCAAATTAAGGACCTCTTCTTTATCTTCAGAATTTTTATAGTATTGCTCTACTGAGTTAGGCCATAAGGTTCCTGATGTTATTTCTAGATCTTCTCCGAAGATTCTTTTAAGTTCTGCGGTTGGTTTGCTTCCGTAACTAGCTATATCAAAACTTACTAGCTGGGCTTTATCAGCTTTAATCTCTACAGCATGGCCCTGGATCTCTACATCGCCTTTTGCATCATCCGAGTCTTTTCTTCCTCCTATGATTTTAGCATCTCTTAAAAATAACACTATTGCTACTTCTCCTTTACCTACTCCTCGACCTCCTTCTAGGTCTATTATTCTATTTTTAAAAGCTTCTGATAACGGTACCGGGTCTGTTAAAGTTAATAAGGAGCTGTTGGTTTCTAGATCTTCGTAAGAGATAGTTGGGTTCTTTAAATATGCATCTAACTTACTTAATTCTTTTAGTTTAAATGCAAGCAGTACAATAAAGTCTACGTAAGCTTTTGGGATGTTTCTATTCTCTAATTGTACTTTGATACTCTCTTCTAACTTATCATCGTCTTTATCTTCTCCTACATTAAGTGCATTCATGTACTTAAGTAACTTTCTCTTATTCTCGGGATCTTGTACTAATGCTAACTGTTTTTTAATTTCTTCATCATAATTTATTTCACCTTCTTCTTCTTGCAATTGCTCTTTTTTTAGCAATTCAAAAAGTAGCTTTGTATCTTCTAGATTATTAATATCAGGATATCCTTTTGGAAATCTCCAACAGTTTTCTCTAATAAATTTTTCAATTATATCCATTATAATTCTAATTCAGGTTCTTCTGCAGCTATTTCTTCAGCTCCTGGTTCGGTCGGTAATGGTTCTTCTAAGGCTGATTCCATGTTTCCACCTCCACCGCCTCCGGTTGATCCACCACCTCCGCCTGTGCTTCCACCGCCGGATCCAAATTCAGCTCCCATGTCTGCATTAACTGCTTTACCGTATCTAAGAATACGAGCGATACTTGATAATGCTCTCTCTTCTTCTCCTAAATTTAATAAATAATATTTTTTACCTTCCACCTCAGCTACCCAAGATCTCCCTAAATCATACAAATAGAAGAACTGATCGTTTTCTAAGATGACTCTAAAGGTGGGTGGTTTTGGTGCTACCCATTCAATGTCTCTTACAAATAGATTAAATTGCGGTGACATTAAATCAGTTAGAATAGATATCAAGTCAGGTACATGATTTAAAACCTTATACTCTTTGTATTTGTTAATACCCTGCCTCTGCAGTTTTCCTACAATGGTTTTTTTAATTATCGACCTGAGTTGGTGTTTATTCATTATGTGCTAAAGTTACGAAGTTTTATCTCATAAAGCCACCCTTGGTAGCAGTATATTCCATTACTTTAGACATCTTTAGAGTTTTATTCATCTCCTCAGATACATTATCAAAATAATGTCTTTCTCTTAGATTAACAGGCTTTCTTCTTTTTAAGTCAAAAGGTGTTAAAAAAGGCTTTCCTTCTGAGTAGGAGAATATTACTTGGTAGATTTTACCGTCAGCAGCCTTAACAACATCACCGATGTTTAAAGCAGCACCTTCATCATCTCTAACAGGTTCGCTGTTATGGATTAGGGGAGTAGTTGTAGTTAGTGATTCACCATCAAGGTAGGTTCTAACTGAACTAATATAATCTTCTGCTTTGCTTAACTTAGATTGAATCCATGCTTTCAACTGAGTGTTATCATCCATAGAATCAAATAAGTCTTTTGCATTTTTAACGATAGAGATAAGCTGTGTTTTTGCCATCTTACCTTCATAGTCTGCATGCATTCCTTCTTTAATACTTCCTTTAGGTACTAACTTAACCTCTTGGCCGGTTTTAGTAATCTCTTCAGCTTCGTCTGCATTGTCTGTAACTACTATTTCTTTTATCTTACCTACTACCTTATCAACGATTGCTTTTTGTAACATATCAGGAAGTCTTTTTTGACCTCCTTTTAGTTCTGGTGCATCATCATACTTAGCAGTCATTTCAGCTTCTTCTTTAAAAGGTCTCGGGCAAGGAGTTCCTTTAACGTGAGTGTGACCGCATTTGCCGCAGAAAGTAGCTTTCTTTTCAGTAAGCTGTTCAGTTTTTTCTATAGATTGCATAAAATTATCTAGCTGTGCTTTATGTCCGGGTAGTATATCAAAGTTAGATTTTAAAAGACTGTATAATCCAATCTTAGGATCTTTAAATTTATGCATCAACTCGTTACCGCTGTGAACTCTATACTTATTAAAAAGCTCCTCGTATTTTGTATATAGATCGTTAAAGAGAGGCTCATACTTACTAGTACCTTCTTCAATCTTCTTTCCCATAGCTTTTAATTTTTCAGCTACTGCTGTCTGAATTCTTTTATCGTGAATAGGCATTGTGTTAAGCTTTAGTATATTTTTCGTATAAGCTCATCGTATCAACAGAAGCGTTGATAGCCGGTTCATTTAGTTCAAAATCTAGATAGTGTTTTGCTTTAACCATTTGCTCCTTCGCATCAGTGATCATCGCTTGCCACCAGGCTGGGAAATCAATTTCTTGTCCTGATTTCTCTAGTTTGTCTGCCATAGCGTATAGTTCCATAGCGTATTTTCCGATACGGTATAGATCTGCTTTAATCATATGTGGTTCGTCATCTTCATGACCTAGATCAATATCTTCTTCCATTAAATCATCAGGCATAATGTCGTCTTCTCTATCTCCGCCTTTTTCCCCCTCGTAGTCAGCTTTCATCTCATTCCAAGCAGCAATTGCTTCATCTTGGGTAAGACCATCAGTTTTCATTGTATCGAAAATCTGCTCAGCATCTTCAGAGGAATAATGTTCTCTTTCAAGAGAAGCTAGTATGGTTGCTCTGTTTCGATCGTAATATCCACTGTCTACTTCTACAGCTTCATTGGCAATTTCGGACATAGTGATGTACTTATGTCTCCAATTTCCCATGTTAAATGAGTTCGTCATATTGATAAATAGCTTTATTTCTTTAACTTTTTTAAGTATTCGATAGCTTCTTCCTTCTGTTTTAAGATTTTATCCCTATTAACTTTAGACCAGCTTTCAACTTCGCCGAGTTCAGTCACAAACCCATCGTTAGTTTCATTTAATAAATCATCAACCCAAATCTCATAATTGTTAATCATTCCATCGATTTCTGAGTTTTCAACTTGTTTTTGATATTCGTCCCACTTCCCTGTACCTTTTAATTCTGTTTCAAATTTAACATGGCAGTCAAAGCAGTGACGGTGGATCTTATAGAACTGATTATCGTATCGATGTTTCATTAAGGCTTTGCAATCCGGGCAGAATAAAGGTGTTAGAGCGACATCTCTTACTGCTTGTAGTTTTGAGATAGTTTGTTTAACTCCGTTCTTAATAGTCCATTGACGACTATCTTCTTCCCAGATCTCGCCTTCTTTACGATCAACGTGGTTTTTAGTATAACCGGAAGAAACAGAAGTTTTTTCTCCTGTCTTTCCTTGAACTAAATTCCGTAATCGTTGAAGATCTGCTTCTCTAAATTCTTTCTTTAAAACCGATTCTGACATAAATTATTTCTTTAATGCTTTTAGAATCTCTTCTTTAATGATTGCTTTTATTTGAGCTTCACTAAATGATTCTTTTTGTTTGATTGTATATCTAACTCCGGCATTTTTCATTACTGTTGATACAATACTCTCAGTTCTTCCTTTACTATTATTTTTAGAGTTCGGAAATATTAAAGTACCATCTACAACTTCATACTGAACTAGGTTAGGTTTACCAGCTCTACTCTTAATGAAATCATCGATTGCTGTCTTAGTTTTAATCGGAAACATAATTCCGGTATCTTTTTCAATTTTTTGTTTTGCTCTTGGAGAAGAAGGTCCGAAGAACTCCTCCATGTCCTTAGGAGTTAGTTTACCGGTTCTAATATTAGATAAGTAAATACCGTAGTTGTCTTTATTCTCTAATGCTTTAACCGCATCTTCAACTGTCGAAGGTGCTTCCGGGGTTACTACTATGTCTTTGTCGGCGGCGATCCAGCTTCCTGGTCCCTGCTCTTCTTCGTCTTCGAATATGTTTTTCATGTTTAGAATTTAGGTAAAGATAATGACTTTGCTCGGTTTCTCCAAATATCTAGGATATTTTCTTTGTCTTTTAAGGAAATTCGTTGCATATCTAGGTAGTTATTAAGAACATCAGCAAAAGGTTTTCTAATCTTTTTGGCTTTTAAATACATACCTTGTAGCATTGCATCAACTTCTTGCTCTAATCTAAAATAATCAGCTTTAGGTAGGTCTTTTATTTTAATTAAATACCTTAGTAATTGATCATCATCCATCTGCTTTCCCGGTCTTACAAGTTTTGGGTCATTTTTAGCTCTCGGATCATCTATTGTAACAACTCCTTTTACGTTTGTCCCTCTCTGGGTGAGATGTTCTAATTCATGACGAACAACATCAATTAGATCCATGTAGATTGCTGACCACATTTTAGGTAGCTCTCGAGGGTCTACTTGAAAATCTATTTCAAAATAAGGAATTTTATAGTCATTATTTATCCCTCCATTTACTCTATAAGTACCTCTTTTAGTTAGTGCTACTTTTAATTTTGCAACTAAATTAAATACAAAAGGAGATCCTTTACTATCTTCTATATTATAATCTTCTTCATACTCTAACTTATCCGGTTTACCTTCGTAATCCGCTTTCCAGGCATACATAATATCCTGAACGATGGATCTAGTTAGTGAATCGTATCTTCCTTCTGCCATTATTACTTTATCAACTTCTCTAGGATCAGGTTTATTTTTTCTACCTTCTTCTAAATTTATTTGTTCTAAATCAATTATATCATCAGGTTTAATTTCATATTGTTCAAAGTCTTGAATCCCACTTTCTTCAGGATTAATATAAGATACATCATCATCTGTAAATTCTCCTGAGTTGTATTTACTTCTAAGTTCATCCCAGGATGAAAATGATTTACTTCGTAAAGGTAGATATAATTTGTTTGTAGTGATCTTATGTATTTCTTCTCCCGGATAGAATTTAATCCAAGTTTTATAATCCGGTGTTACAAAAAATGATTCTTCATCATTAGGTATTTCACCTAAACGATAAACAGTCATAGTTTCGGATATTAAATTTTCTTTTAATTTCCTGGGAACAAATCCTTTAATGTACCTAACTCCGTTATCTCCTCTTAGACTATTCTCCCAGCTTCGGAAAGACATATTACCTCTCTCATAAGCTTCTCTTTCAAGAGCTTTTAAAAAATCATCTTCGTTTACATTTGTAGTATGAATATTACCAAGTCTACCCTCTAGGTTTTGTACGTGGTGAATCATCTCATGAGCAAATGATCTTAAGATGTCTTTAGGATGTCTGCCGGTAGTATAAAGTACAATTAATTTTTGATTAGGATCGTAATGTGCGGTTTTCCCTAATGGATTCTTTGCATTGTCTTCATCCTCTACGAATTCGATTTCAGGTGCAGGATCAATGGTTAAACCTTGATTGTACATGTATTTGGTAAGGTCTTTAATATAGGGAGCTAGTTGTTCTTCTACAAGTCTATATTCAGATCCATAAGGTGCTGACTTTTCGGTATTTTTTAGATCAGATGGTTCTAGATTCTCATTCTTAGAATGAAAATTAATAAACCAATTTGCTTGACGCTTATCATGCGGGGTAGCATTTTCTCTACTTTTAAACTTCCTAGCTTTTTCAATAGTAACGTCACCTCCGTAAGCTTTAGTAATCTTTGCTTTAAAAGTTCCCGGTGCTCCGTCGTTTGTTCTTTTGCCTTTATAGGCTTCTTGTACAGGTTCTCTTTTAGGCATATTTAATGCATCTAAGTATTCTGATGGTGATACACCGAAAGGTAAGAATGGCTTGATTGCTGCTATATCTTGAACTGCAATTGCTTTTCTTAAATCAGTTGCACTAGCATCACCAATGTTAGCTTCCGGGAAGTTATTAATGGTAACGTTTGGAAGCTTGGTAATACCTTTAAACCGTTCTGCATCATCTTTTCCAAAAATTGCAATATACTCTTGTTCAGGATTATTTTCGAATTCTTTATATGCTTTTAATACCGGTGAGGGTAAATCGCTAATTTCAAAAGTAACGTTATCCGGTACTAAATTTTTCTTTTTATATAAATCAAAAATAGCCATCGCTTCTTGAGCACTAACGGCTGCTTCATCATTCTTAGCAACAGGGTTAGGTCCAATAATAACTCTAACTTGATCTGCCATCTTAGCAGCTGCTTGAATACGGGCTAAGTGATCTTTATGAGGTGGTTTGAATTTACCTGGAAAGATTGCGATTGTTCCCTCTTGTTCTAATAACAAAGGTTTAATTAAATCAATAGTAAATGATCCGTACTTCTCTTGCAAAGCTGCAATAGTGTCTAGAGCTTGCTGCTTTCCGTCTCCTTTAGGGGTTCCTTGTTCAGCAGGACCTACTTTAATAGACGTCTTAAAAAATCCTTTAACTCTATTTTTTGATCTAGGATTTTTAAACTTTTTAATTTTTTCTATGAATTGTTCGAAAGTTCCGTCTAAATTAAAATCTTTTAGTAATCTTTTAACGTCTTCCCAGCTAGTAGATTCCCATATAACGTTACTATCTAACTGCCTATAATTTTCATCTAGAGTAACAATCTTTAAAGATAGTCCTGAAGTGTCTAGGTGAAATTCATATTCTTGATTAGGACCTAGAGAAGGAGCATCTTTAATTCCCATTCTCTTAAATACCTGCTCAGGATCTTCTTCCAATAATGGAGTCTTAACTAAACCTAGAATTAATCCTTGAAGTTCAGCAGGATAGTCTAAAACAACTTTTTTGAAGTCACCCTCTGATTCAGATACCGCGATAATGTTATCGATTTGAACAAATTCACCAGGCATGCCTGATATCGGGTATAGGTTCGAAATGATTTCACCATGATTAATTGCTTTTTTTCCTTTATGTCTCTCTGAATTTAAATAGGGAAGTTCTTTGTCGTTTAAACCTTCAAAGTAATCGACAATCATTTTCTTAACTTCTTTTTTGTCTTTGTCTGTCTCAATAGAAACAACTAAGTCAATATCACCAAAATCCTGTTTAACAGGTTGGTTGTATGATCCGGAAATTTTAGCTGATTTAAATCCTGGGATTTTCGATAAGATATTGCTAATAAAATCCTTTACTGTTTGATCAACAGCTGATCTCGGGATTCTAGTGCCTCCTGCTGCGCCTGACATTATTTCTTATATTTGTAAAGGTTAGATGATTGAGGTAAGTATTTACCTTTAAGGTCAAATTCGTCTTGATTCTGAATCCAGAAATCTTGCAAGTCTTCCGGAATGTCTGCTGTAGGTCCTGTAAAGTCTAAGATCTTCAAATAAATCTTCATAAGGTTCTTATATTCTTCAGGAGACAGTTGCTTCTTTAAGAAATCTGATAGTTCAAAATAATCGTTAATAATATCTCGTGTTAATTCAGGTTCGAAGCCGTAAAGCTTATTTAATAAAGCTAAAGCTTCAGTTGGATTGGTTGCTTCTACTTCTCTAGTTTCTTTATCTAATACTCCTGATTCATGTTTAAACATCTTACCTTTGTTGGTAAACATTGCAAGCATTAATTGAGTTCTATGCAATCCTTTTACAACTCCTTTGTAAATGTTAGAGTAATAGCTGAATTTTAACCATTCAGGGTTTCCAACGTTGATATCAACTTGAGCAGTATCAGGTAATTTTTCTCCTGCTTCATTGTATTGTGGATAAGCACAGAAGATTGAACCTCCACCTGCTCCTTTCGGATCTGCTTCCATTTCCTCAGAACTCTTATTAATCTTATCAGCAATCATTTCCAACATTGCTCTTAACATTGATTGAGCTTCTGTTGCAGTTCTTGATTTCTTTCTAATTACTTCGAACCTCTGTTGAAATTCTTGAGGATCTAATCCCCAACCTTCTAAATCAGGTTTACCATCTTTAATTAGATTCTCTGCTGGGTATGATAAATCGATATCACCTGAGATATCTTTTTTACCTGCTGAACCTAGTTTTTCAAATGCTTTAAAAGTAGATGCTTTTTTAGGAAATATTCTACCTAGTGATTCAGAAAACTTTTCTAAAGTAGATTCAATATTTTCCTTTCTGATAGAAGCAGTAGTTCCAAAGACGTTACCGCCTTCAGATAAAACTTGCCTAAGAAGGGAGGTGAGCTTGATCATATGTTATAAATATCACCCTTTCAGTTTGATGCTAGTGGGTAATATTTCTGTGATAGGTTTTACGTCCGGTCTTTTAATTTTATAGATTTCGTAAAGGTGTTTAAAGATTCTCTTGTTTTCCTCAAAAGATTCAGCTGGTTCTTTGATTTCCCATCCCTTACCCTGCATCTTACCCTCTTTCTTACTTTCTCCTCTTGTCATAGCTTTTAACCAGATAATACCGCGTCTTTGAATAGGCTTCTCAAAACATTCGTTCCAGCCCTGTTCGTAGCATGCAAGCTGCAAGTCAAACGAATCATGTAAGTAGTTTGAAGTTTTAATATCTAGTAACCATAATTCACCTTCAATCTCAACTACTAAATCTAAAGTACCTGCAACCTCTAATTCATCAGAGAAGATATGAACTTCTGATTCAACAAGGGTGGGAGTATAGGTTTCCCAGAAATTAACAAACTTTAGGATCATCTGCCATACTTTTAAACTATACTTGGTAGAACCCCATTCGTTTATCCAAGTTACTTCTTCTCCTTTTAAGTAGGCTTCGATAGCAGTATGGACTTGAGTTCCTTCTTCACCTGCTCTACGCATGATGACATCAGCATTAGATCCTACTTCTTTTAACCAGGTTTCAAAGAATTTATCTTTTGGATAATAAGATAATACCGTAGTTACTGAAGGGTAAAATAATCCTTCTTTCCTTTGATAGAATCTAGAATCTTCAAGGGTGATTTGACGAGCTGTTGAATCCGGATGTATTAATCTCTTAACTCGTTTGCTGTTTACGTTTTCGTTTTTTTCTATCATAATTGGAATTTTTTCTCCATTAGCGTTCTGAATGATAATGGAGTGCTTTTATGTAATAATTTAGTAAAGTTGGTGAAACCTAGTTCGGATGGATCTTTTTGATCTAAGTCTACTAGGAACACCTCTTTTCCATGGTTTAGTAAGGTCTCACAATAATTAATTGCCTGCTTTAATGCGTCATTATCTAATGCAATAAAAACCTGTTTAACATTAGAAGATACAATCTTTTTCATAAGCTTTTCAGGTAGTATCTTTCCTAATAACGGAATTGCATTACGTTTGATTGCCATTGCATCAAAAGTACCCTCACACAATACAATTGGACTATCCCAGTTAATGGTCAATTCGAATGGAACAATATTTTTGGATGCTTGAGGGTTTTTATATTTTATATCACCTGGACCGAAGTTACGGCCTACAAAATAATTTAAAGTACCGTTCTCATCGTAACTTGGAATGATAATCATATCCTTATAGCGGCCAGACTCGCAGTAACCTAAATTATATCTTTTAATATCGGTTGAATTGATTCCTCTTTCTTTCAAATAACGTAATGCTTGACGTACAGTAACTTCTGAAGTACTAACATCATGTAGGGGTTTGTATTCTTTAGGTAGGGCTAGAGCTTCAATTTTAACTCCATGCTCTTCTTGAAAAGAGATCTTAACGTAATTCTTAAGTTCTTGTAGTTTATGGTCAGGAGCAGAGACAGCCTTAAAAAGGCTAACAAGTTTTTTCCCTTTCTTGTTACACACCCAGCAATGCCAGTGGTGTATACCTCCCTCATTTTCTTTAAAGTTAATCTCTAATTTTGGCTTGTAATGATTGCAGAAAGGACAGCTATAAGAGTAGTTATCTCCCGATGTCGGCTTACCTGTCCCGATTACACTATTTACTAGACTTACTAGTAGATGATTGACCATTAATTAAATATAACACTTTAATCGGGTAAGTGCAAGTCTTTTCGGAAAATTCTGGACATGATGTTGTCGTTGTATGAATTTGTTTCAAGTACGTCATATTTACATTGATAAGCGATTTCATAATAAGTTAATTGTTTTTTAGAGAAACACAACTTTAAAATCTCTCTTTTAAATTTATCTTCGCCAATCTCCTTAACTTCGGCAAGTAGAGGTTTACATGAACCCCAATACTCCCTCCAATTAGATTCCTTACTTACTTTCTTTTTAGTAGGTTTTCTTCCTGGACCGGACTGTTCAGAAATTTCTTTCTTTGTTAATTTTTTAGTCAGAGTGTTAGTAAATATTTTTCTACCAATATAAAACTTACCAGTCTCGATGTTTGTTATTAAATAAACAAATCCGATTGCTTTTTCGTCAAATTGATATTCTTCTGTAACTTCTTTGTTTTCGTGAAACCAGTTAGGCATAAATTTTATCTATCGATGTTTATTAAGATTGTTGTGTCTGTTACGTTGTTGGTTGGTAAGGGTTTTGCTAACTTGCCAACTGCAATTAAGTCTTGATTTTCATTATATAATCCAACTGTTGTAACATATGGATTAAAGTAAGATCCTGTTACAAAATCATAAACGGTACCTTCTATTGATCCTGAAATTAAGGAGGGGTTTTGTGAGAAGTTAAATTCTGAAGGATCAAAAGTACATTTGAATTGAGTTTCGTAAAGTGTGTATGAACTGCTAAATGAACAGGTTACATTGTTAGAGAGTATTATATTTTGAATGAAGGGATTCGCATCTCCTCCATAAACATCTACTCCGTAAACTGCGCTTCCATAATAAGGACCTCCTCCCTGGTTATCTTTTGTTAGTATAGCTACTCCATGCTGGTAGATAATATTACCGCAATACTCTCCATCAAGTGAAAAATATAAATTACCATTACTATCATCAGTAATGCTTCCAGAATCTGAGGTTATTATAAAGGATCCGGGTTGGATTCTATCTCCAAATAATTTAGAAGGTATTGAGATTACCCCTATAACAGCACTGGAAGAGGTTGGATAGTATCTTTCATATGTTAAGGTTGTTTCTAAATAGTTTTCGTATCTTCCTGCAGAACTAGCAGAACCAATTAATACGTTTCCTTCTGGGGTTGAACCTGGAAAATTAAAAGGAACTGATACTGGGTCACCATAAATAGAGCTTAGGTAGTTTGAATAGTAAAGCTCTTTAATTGAGTTGTAGATTAATCGCTTATACTCTACCCCTACATTACCTGTAGTACTTTCAGATAGAGAAAATAATCCTTGAATGTTTTGTCCTAGCAATCTATCAATACCGACATTGGAACCAGTCAAAGCAGCCGAACCGGTAAACCGGAAGGCTTTATTCACTTCAAATGGAGTGACTATAATGTCGGATGCTAACAGTTGTTTGAACGCAGTCATTCATTTTAGAAGTCAAGCTTAACTCTCAATAGAGCTTCTTTTGTGAAGTCTTTTGTTAGTGGTTTTGATAACTTAGCTACAGCGAGTAGATCGTTGGTATCATTGTAGAATCCAACAGTAGTCATGTAGGTCTGTGGAGAATTAATGAATGTGCTAAAAATAACATCTCCTGTAGATCCTGAAATAAAAGATGGATTTTCTGAATAGTTAAATTCACTGTTTCTTGCTCTAACGAATACGAAATCAGATGTTACTGTTTCTTCGCTATTTGCTTGGAAGGATGCAGCACCTGAAACGGCATTAAATAATGACTGTATGTTTAACCCGTCAGAATCGTTAGATCTAGAAGGAGAGAGGTTTATTGATTGTGATAACGCTAATGGGTTAAGGATAATAGTCGCAATGTCTGGTAAGAATAATCCGTACGATCCAGACGAAGGAGAGTTCCCTGTTCCAGAGTAGGCAGTTCCGTTTGAACCGGAAATAATTTGGTATACCCTTCCGCAATCTAAATAAGTATCGGTTGATACCATTCCAGAGTTATCGGTTAGAACTAGAGTACCAACTGTTCCACTGGATCCTGTTAATCTTAAATTAAAAGTACCTTTTAATAAATGTTCTTTATATCTTACTCTATCAACTGATATTGCCCAGAAGTCAGAAGCTGTTACTGTTCCAAAAATAAATTGAGCATTTTCATCTCCGTAAATTAAGTTTCTATACTGACCGTAAACTGTTCTTGTTGGCGATACTCCCGGTACTGAGTCATTAAAATTAGCGCTTCCTGATCCAAGTTTATTTCCGTAAGCAATTGCAAATTGTACTGCAGAACCTGAAACGGTAGATCCTGTTTGATATACGTTCTTGTAGTAACTATCATTTGTAGAAGTTACTGATGAAGTGAAGAATGTAGTTAAGGTTGGTGTATTTGTTGACCAAGCAGTAGCAGTGATTGAATCAATGCTTACTAAAAAATCTTCGGGGTCTAATCTTTTAAATGACATGTGTTATGGTTTAGCTTGTTTTAGTAACAATTACTGGGATTTGAAGTCTTGCACCTGAATCTCTACCTACAATCTGTAATGTGGCAGATAATGTAGTATTTGATCCAAACAATGTATTAATTGTCGTTGCACTCATGTTTAATGTAGTTCCAATTACTGTCTTGGATACTGAAGTGCCGATCGTAGTAGTTTGATTTGCTGCTTGAACATCAGGAGTATTAATTCCAACACCGTTAAACGAAGTAAACAATCTGACATCAGAGATTGTGAATGTATATCCAGAAGACTCATAAAGAGCTGTTTGAGATAAGTAATTCAAAGTCTGAGGAGTAATTGCTAATCCTGCTCCTTGTTTAATAGTAATTGAAGAATACCCGATATCTAATACAGGCATTCTAGCTGTACCTCTTGGAAGAGTTACGAGCTTATATTTCATAATTTGGTTTTGATCAGGAAATGCTTCTAGTAGAGGCATATTTTCGATAGCTTCACCGAAGAAGGCGGAACCTGATGGCTGTGTTGGATTGTACAGAGAGTAATCAATCTCATCGTCTGACAATGCAAATTGTGTAATTCTAAAAGAACCGTCACCGCGGGCAAGCAATTCTCTTCCTTTTGCGGTTAAGATTGCATCAACTGTGACTGCTGTGTTGTTTAAGTATCCCATGATTTATTATAAATATGTGTCTAAATTAAGTTTTTAGTTTATCGGAAAGCCTGCAGCGGCGGCTGATTTTATAACTTCTTGTAAGTATAGTGGGTTATATCCTTGAGGTATTAGATACCCTGGGCTATCTACAAAAATCCCTGAGCCTGTTACACTGCTCTTTATAAGGATGTTCGTTTCATCAGGTATAAGTTCTCCTGGTACTACAAAGTTAGGGTACTCGATTGACCCACCTCTAATTACGCTTAAGGTTGATGGTCCTAGGTTTGTACCTAAAATTGGTAGCGGGGATATTAAGGTTACAGAACTTCCTGAAGGGAATAGGCTTTGAATTAGTCCTATATTTTCATTTGAACTATCTAAGCTAATAGAGTCCCCTGCAAGTCCAATTAGTGCAACTCCTTTTACGTTACCTCCTGAATATATAGTTCCGTCACCGCTTCCTGACTGGGTTAAAATAATTTTAGAGAAATATAAAAAGTATGTTTTATAACTATCAATTACTGCAGTCTTACCATAGGATATATCTCCTGGAGTGTAGGTGTTATAAGTAGCACTTGTTAGTTTAGTTCCGGAATATCTTCCTTTTACCCATGCGCTTCCTGAGGAGTAGTTTGAATCTTGAACCTGTGCGTATAGTGCAGATTGGCTAATGATACTTGTGAAGTTAACCGGGTTTAGTAGGTTTGTACTATAATCAACATCGTAGTATTTATCTGATACTCTGTTTGAGTAAACGTTATTTAATAGACTATTGTAGTCAGAAAAGTTATTTATATTACCGGGAAAGTTCTGCTGGGTGTAAACGGTTGGATCTAGATAATAAGTTGATTGTGCAAATAAATTATCTACTGTTGCTATCCAGCTTGTGTTTGCATTTATAGAAGCACTAGTGTCAGGTGTT